ATTGATGTTTCCTACGGCGAGCCTGTATCCAATGACGGCACATCTACCGAAACATGGGCATCACTTCGTTTTACCGTTACCCAAATGATTCAAGCATAAGGAGCATCATGGCTAAACATAAATACACGGGAGAGTACGAAGTTACCTTCCCCTCAATCGCAACCGTAGTAAAGCCGGGCGATGTATTTGAAGCGCCAGCAGATTTCAAGGCACATAATGTAGTACCAGTTAAAACAACCAAGCCAACAGTAGGAGATGAAGAATGACACTAGCCCAAAATTCCGTCAAGAGTTACCTTGGTGTTGCGCTTGAAACAACCAAAGGTACTGCGGTAGCCGCAACCAACTTCGTACCAATCACACTCAATAGCTTTAAGCCAGTTGATGTCATCGCGCCTCTTTACGACACAGGTATTCGTGGCTCACTTGTTGAGAACTACAACTATGTTCAAGGTCGCCGTAACACAACAGTAGATTTTAATGGCCCTGTATTTGCTGACACCATCGGATTCTGGGTTGCGGGCGTTCTTGGCGATGTAGTTACTTCTGGCTCAGGCGCTCCTTACACCCATGTAATTTCTCTCAAGAACACAGTCGGAACAAGCACAGATGCTCAGCCAAAGGCTTTGACAATCACCGACTTCTATGGCGCAAACACTCGTTACTATCCGGGCTGCCAGATCACAGACCTTGGCTTGACCTTCAACGCTGACGGAATGTTGGAATACACCGCTAAGGCAATGGGTTTCCCATCAACCACAACAACCGCGCCAACACCTTCTTTTACCAGCGTTCTACCTACTCAGGTATGGACAGGAACCGTGTCAATCGGTGGTACTCAGGTCGGATACCTTCGCACAGGTACTCTTGATCTTTCTCGCAAGTCTGAGGCCATCTGGGGTGTTTCTAACACACAGAACCCTTACCAAGTATTCCTTGGCAGCCTAACCGCTAAGGGCAAGATGACCTTCGTTATGCAAGATGACACCGAACTTACTCGCTACATCACAAACACTCAGCCAGCAATCACCGTGAACTTCTCAACAGGTTCAGGTGCAACTGCTACCGAGTTCCAATTCACTCTCTCAAAGGGTGCTTATGTAACTGGCGCGATTGATCGCACCGCAGAGTATGTAGAAGTCACAGTTGATATTGAGGGTCTTGGTAACTCAACAGATGTTGGTGCAACTGGTGGCTACTCACCTGTAAAGTTCACTCTACAAAACGCTTTCCCTTCTGGCACATACCAGTAACAGGGAGAAAACTGTATAGCCGGGGCCGCCTTCCCCCCGGCTATACCCTAACCAGCGAAGGCAAGCAGGAAGGAAATCATGGCTAAAACAATTACACTCCCAAGCGGTAACACCGTAACTTTGCGTGACCCTAGTGAGTTGCGCGTTAAAGATCGCAACAAGGTACTAGCTGCGGCACAAGGTCAAGAAGGCTTACTGCAAACAATGTCTATGCTCGATGGACTTATGGCAGTTCTTATCTCGGCGTGGTCATTTGATTTGATTATCCCATCAGTTGTTCTTACCTCTTTGGGCGAACTGACTATGGCTGACTACGATGCTATTGCGGCAGAAGTAGCAACTGCTCAAAATTCACTATTCCCCGCGCTCGCTGAAACACCAGAAACAGAAGCGAACCCTGATAGCCCTTTCGCCGACTCCAACGCCTAAAGTGGGTGTTGGAAGGTAATCGCAGAGAAGAAACTCTTAACTACCCAGACCAAGAGTATTTCTACTATGTCTGCGCTAAAGAGTTCGGCTGGACTATCACCGAAACCGATGAGCAACCAGCAGCTTTGGTTGATTGGCTTGTGTCCATTCATAGCGTAGTCAGACAGGTTGAAAATGATAACAACTAACATTTACACGGTTAAAAAGGCTATTGACAAAAAATTAACCGATGTTGATGTGAGCGTTATGAAAGCCCGCGATGAGATGATGGCTCGACTCATTCAACTCTCGCAAGAGGAAATTAAGGGTCGCCGACCTAAAGGCCAAAAGGCTACATCTGGCGAACCACCAATGAACCGCACAGGTAACCTACGCCGATCTATCACAGGCAAGAAAGCCCAAGAAGGATTTGCTCGTTACTCAGCCGAGGTCGGTCCAACAATGATTTACTCACGCGCCGTTGAATTAGGTGGCGCACCTACTTGGCACGATGGTCAGCATTTTCCATATATGAAACCAGCATTACAGAAGTTCCAACGCGAAGCGATGGCTATTGTCAGAAAATATCTAGGCTAGGAAGGAAAGCACATGGCAGAGTTTCTACCACCAGTCATACTTGAAATCCAAGCCAATGCAACTAAGGCTATTGCTCAGATGCAAATGGTCAATGGCGAGCTTGACAAGATGGAAGTCAAGGCTCTTAAGGCTGGCGGTTCCATTGATGTAATGACCAAAGCCTCTAAGTTTGCTGGTACTGCCTTGCTTGGTATCGCCGGAGTTCTTGGAACTGTTGGCGCAGTTAGCATTAAAGCAGCGCTTGGCGTTCAGGAATCTCAAGCCAAACTTCAAACTGCGGTTAAAAATACTGGCGTAAGTTTTGCAGCATTTGTTCCTTATATGAACAACGCGCAAGATGCTATGGTCAAGTTTGGGTTTAGCGCTTCTGACACAAACGAAGCATTAGCAATGATGACGGCTGCAACTCGAAACCCTGCTACCGCCGTAGCCAATCTTGGCGTAGTTGCTGATCTTGCTGCTTTCAAGAATGAATCACTTGCCGCTGCTGCCGACACAGTATCTCGCGCAACAATGGGTCAGGCTCGCGGTCTTGCTGATCTTGGCTTGGCTATTGGTAAGACAATTCCTAAAGGCGCTGATCTGGCCACAATTACTAAGATGATTGAGGATAGAACCAAGGGAGCGGCTGCCGCTGCTGCTAAATCTGACCCTTGGAAAGTTTTAACTGCTCAATTTGTTGCGTTGGAAGAGAAGCTAGGAACAGCGCTATTACCAACATTCAATAAATTAACTGACTGGATTATTAACAAAGGTTTGCCTGATCTTAAAGCGCTAGGCAAATGGATTAGCGATAACAAGGGATTGTTTGAAAGCCTTATTGCCGCTTTAGCCGTTATTTGGGCAGTTCCTAAAGTTGCTGGATTGATTACTGCCATCGGTGTTATTAAAGATGCTTTCGTTGCATTGCGCGATACCTTGATTGGCGTAGATATTGCCGAAGCGCTTGCTACTGGTGGAACTAGCGTTTACGCTGGAATGGCTGCTCTTGGAATTGCGGGAGCCACTTATCTAAGCTTTAAGAACATTTTTGGACAGGGTGATTCATCAACAGATGGTGTAGCGCCGGGAACTAAATTGGCTAAAAGTTTTCAATCATCGGGTACAAAAATTGCGGGACTTCCTACTCTTAGCATACCGAAACCTGCAAATATCAATAGCGGTAAATCGCCTTTGCTGATCTCTTCAACTAAGACTGCAAAGCCAAAAGCCCCAAGTCTTGCTCAGCAAAAAGCAGGTATGATGGGTGGCGGTGGAGCGCTTACGCTTACAATTACAACCGACACCGGAGCAGTTGTTAAAGGAATTACAGGCTCGGCGGGTACTACGAAAGTGGTGGTTAAGAAATAATGGCAACCTTCGTATCAAGCCTTAACCCGTTTCAATTTGCTTTTAATGGTTTCATCTTTGGCTCAGGCACAACCTATACAGTCACAAATATAGATGGTCTTGCTGGACTTGCGCCTTTGCGCGTTCAAGATGACATTCGCGGTTATACCGATGGACAGTATTCAGGTCGTGATTTCTACGATGGCAGAACTGTCACAATTGACATGGTTATTCTTGGCGACTCATCTCACAACGCCCAGTATTACTACAACCAGTTACAGACAAACCTCTATCCTCAGCAACTAGGTACGCCGTCAGCTCTTGGCGCGTTTCAATTTGAGTTGTCGTCATCTATCGGGCTAAAGGTTATGTATGGTCGCGTTCGCAATATACAAACATCCATTGACCCAGATTTTGCCTATGGCTACATTCAGACCAGCGTTGAGTTCTTTTTCCCAGACCCTCGCTACTACGATTATCCTTACACGACTTCATCTGGCACATCTGTTGCTATGACAAATAGCGGGTGGGCTATTTCTTGCCCTGTTATCACCGTTGCCAGCAACCCCGGCGGTTTCACTATCACCGACTCAAACAGTAACTCAATGAGTTTTAGCGCAACTAGCGGAACAACTGTTGTGATTGATTTGCTTCAACGCACCATTACTCAAAATGGCAACCCTAATCGCGGGATAATGACAACCTCAACTGGCTGGCTACAACTTGCGCCTGTTAGCAGCAATACCTTTACGATCAGCGCTGGCAGTATGTCAATCAGTTACACTAACGCTTATGTCTGATTTTCGTTATTTCACAACCGCGCTTTATCAAAGTGGGACTACGCCCAATTCCATCCTTGCCGAGTTGCCTTTAACTGCCGTCAGCTTCGACACTCAACTCAACAGCATTGGTTCCTTTACTGGCGAGCTTCTTTTGTCAGGTTTGGATGCTGCAAAACTTAATGTCTTTAGCGGAACCAACCCCGGACAGACTTGCCTTTATGTGGACTATGGCGGAAAAATTATTTGGGGTGGCGTTATCTGGTTGCGCGAGTATGACTCAACGACTCAGATTCTCAAGATTACGGGTCAAGAAATGCTCTCGTATTTCAAGCGCCGTAAGATCACGCCTCTCAACACTACTTATTACGGCACATCTCCAACGCCTACCTCAATCAACTACACAGGCGACATTTGCTCAATCGCCAACGACCTCATTGTCAATTACGCTCAAAGCGTGACTTTTCCAAACCAAGGTGGCACGGTCAAAGGCAATATCGGCTTGCAGTCTAGCTCAACAACTTCTGGTTACTCTGTAACTCGTACCTACTTTGACTATGAACTCAAAGAGGTTTATCAAGCAGTTAAAGACTTATCAGATGGTTTAGATTCATCGTCAGGCAATCCGTATTTCGACTTTGTGATTACTTACACATACGATTCATCGGGTCGCCCAGTCAAGCACTTCACAATGTATATTCCGAGCAGCGCAACGACTACTGCGGTCTTTCAATTTCCCGGCAATCTTGTTGAGTATATTTACAATCAAGATGCTACTAGCGCGGCTAACGCTCTTTGGGGACTTGGCTATGGCAAGAACGCCAACAAAATCATTGCTTTGGCATTAGACAACCAATACTCATACGACCCTGCTGGCAGCATTAACTCAACAAGCGGTAACGCTGCTATTTTGGAAGATATCGCTAGCTTCATTGATATTGAGGATTCAAGCCTTCTCGGTGCTACTAACGCTGGACAACTTAACGCTCGCACGGGTATCACTCACCCACTTACAGGTAACCCAGTTATTTCAGCTCCTGAAGTTGTGCAAGTTGTTCTTCCGCCATACAACGACCCATATTTGGGAACTTACAAAGTCGGAGATTTTGCTCGTTTGGTTATTATTGATGATCTGTTTCCCGCAGGTTACGATTATTCAGAATGGCGCATTGGGTCTATCAGCGTAGAACCCGGCGAGGATGGAGCAAGCAGAGTGACAGTTTCATTATCTCGCGCCGTCTATAATCAAGGCACTTCTTGGATTGTAACTCTCTAATGGCATATACAAACATTCCCGCTAATCTCTACGATTACTTCAGCACGATCAACCAACGCATCCGCAAACTAGAGTCTGCGCCCGATCAAGCGATGACTACTGCTCAAAGCGCATCTACTCAGGCGACCACCGCAGAGGCTCAAGCAACTACCGCACTTGCCAATGCCGCAACTGCTTATGCAGCTGCTATCGGTTCGCTTCAACCAAGCGCATCAACAATCGTCAATTCAAGCAACCAGATGACGGCAATTTCTACAAACGGAATTACTGTTTACTCAGGTTCATCCGCTTCAAGTGGTGCGCGTGTAGTAATGAACTCGGCTGGCATCGCTGGCTACGATTCTGGCGGTTCTGCCACATTTGCCATTGTTGCCTCAACGGGAGCAGCTTCTTTCAAGGGAAGCATCACAGGCTCTTCCATTACTGGCTCAACCTTGAACATTGGTGGAAACTTCTATGTTGATGGCTCAACAGGTTTATTGACCTGTACGGGCGCAACAATTACAGGAACAATCACCGCAACATCAGGTTCATTTACTGGAAGCATTTACTCATCAAACGGAACCATTGGCGGTTTCTCTCTTACTTCCTATGCTTTAACTGGTGGCGGTCTAAGCATCAACTCTTCAAGCGGGCAGATTTCAAGCAGCGCATCTATTGTCACTTCAAGCACTATTACCGCCGGAAGCACAATGACGGCTCAGGCTTATTTCTACAACTCTGGTTACGCAACCACAACATCCTCGGCTAACGCTTACATAAACTCATCTAGCGGTTTGCTTGCTCGATCATCCTCATCTTTGCGTTACAAGCTAGATGTTGAGCTTCAGGCAATTCCTTTGCAATCTATCCTTGCTTTATCTCCTAAATCTTTTATTGACAAAGGTGCGGCAGATGCTCAGGGCGGTTCTACTGATGGCTTGCCTCGCATCCTTGGACTTATTGCCGAAGAGATCGCGGAGATACCTGTTCTTGCTGATTTGCTTATGAACAAAAATGAAGAAGGTCAGCCAGATTCGGTAAACTATGACCGCGTAGCAGTTGCTCTCATTCCGCTATTGCAATCCCACGAAGCACGACTAGCAAAGTTAGAAGGCGCAAATGGAACTGGAACATCATCTACAAATTGAGGACATTCTCAAACACCTTAAAGATCAGGTAGCAGAACAAGCGCAGACAATCGCCGTTCTTAAAGCCACGATTGATTCTTTGACTCGACCTAAACCTATTGAACCAACAACTACGGCGACAACGCCAAATGTTGAAGGGCCAAAAGGAATCTAACCCCACAACCTGAAACGGCGCAAAAATGCTAAAATCTACTAGCGATGTACTTACCAACCAAGCAAACTTCTCTGGCGCAATTTATTACTACACCACAGTTGCGGCAATGATTTTGGGCGGTATTGGATGGTTGATTAGGCACTTTCACCAGATGGATTCTCGTATGCGCCGAGTTGAATACGCTCTCTACAACGATGGCAAGACTGGGCTGATTAACAAGGTTGATTCGCTCATTGAAAACCAGCAATGTATCAAGGTTGATGTTGAAGTTATGAAAGCCAAAATTGGCGAATGAACAAATGGCGCACACTCGCGGGCGCTTGGTTTGAAACCTTTATTACTTTTGAGCTTGTCTTACACGCCAAGGATTTAATTAAGCCGGGCTTGCTTATACAGGCTGCATTAGCCGCGTTTCTGCCAATCGCAATTCGCTGGATTGACCCTAAAGACAAATTCCCAGATGGAGAGTAAATGTTCAAAAGAAAATACATTCACCCAGACACTCAGGATGTTTTAACTTTTGGCGAGCAAGTATCTTGGAAAATTCAGGGCATTATCCGCAACTGGTGGTTTGTAGGCTTTTGGTCTATCGGCAGTTTTGTATGGTGGCTTAAGCCTACTTGGTTCCGCGACAACCACTCATATATTCATTGGCAACTATTGGCTTCCTATCTAGCCGTTCTTGTTGAGTTGATGATTGGTATTGCAATGATCGGACAGACCAAGCGCGATGCCATGATTATTCGACACATCCTGAAACTTGAGAAACAAGAGATTGAACACTTACAGGATTTACTAGAGGAAAAAAATGACTGATGGTCACGATCAAAAGATTACTAACTCGTATGTGGTGCATTACCCTGCTCACGAACCACGCGAAACTGACCCGCACTATAAAGACTTTAATGCCTACCGCGAGCGAACCAAAGACACCGCCAAGTGCGCTATCGGAGAACATCGTTCAGATTTCTCTGAGTGCGATGGCGGATTAGAGCTTCATCATTCTCACATTGAGTTCTCACTCCAAAACGGCGTAAACTTGAAGTGGCTGGAAGTGGACTATCCGGGCGTGTCTGACCCTGAGTCAGTTGGGGCTTGGGTTGAGTCAGGTGCTAACTTGATTTGGTACTGCGAACGCCATCATAGAGGCGTTGGGGGCGTACACCACGCTGCCGCTTCCGACTGGGAAGCAGAGAAATTTGTTAAGAACTTGATTTCAAAGCGCGACCCAGATTCTTCACCAGATCAGGATGCCATTTCTTCAAATGCTCAGCCTGAGTAGCGCACAAAACTAAATTCTCAGGTCGGTTGTCAGTTCGATCACCGTTAAGATGATGAACGCGCTCAACTGAGGTTAAAGGGCGATTTATCATGTTTTCCATGACAACCCGATGTTCCATTTTTGCCTTACCATCAACCAAAATACGAATATAACCTTTTTCGCTTAATCTGCGAGATTGATTGCCTTTATTCCATTTGGGCAATTCGTTCAAAGCTGCTACTCGGCAAGTATTGGAGCAGTACCGATTTGGTCGAGTGCGCCAATGACCACGCGCTTTGTATTCTGTATTGCAACGCTCACAATGAAACTTAGGTATGGTAGATTTTCTCATACCTAAAGTTTAGCACATAGCCACTTTAGTAAACCAAGGGAAAGGTAGAAAATGGCAACCAAGAAGTTTAATTATCATTTTACAACCAAGGAAAAGGCTCTTGCCGAACACTATGTGTACGGCATCCTTGCTGCTGGTCTTGCTACGCATGAACTTGCACCGCACGACACATTCAAGGTTATCGCTATCAAGGCATTGGTCGGCGGCCTAGTCGCACCAGTTCTTGCTCGCATTAACCCTGCTTCGCTTGTCAATCAAATTGACGAAGCCACAGGCGCTCCTGCAACTCTTACCGCACCAGTTGTTTCTGCCGTAGTAGCAGATGCGACAAAGTTGGTTCAAGCAGAAGCAACCAAGTAAGTTTTACCCCGCACTTGGGGCAAGTGCATTAGACCCTCGGAAACGGGGGTCTTTTTTTATAGAAAGGCAAAAGATGGCTACCGCACTTGATGTTCTCAATGTCGCTAGAAGTCAGATCGGCTTTCACGCTGGCGCGCAAGATGAGAACCCTTATGGCGATTGGTATGGGATTCCTAATGCTCCCTACTGCGCTATGGGTGTGAGTTGGTGTTTTGCTCAGGTCGGTCTATCTAGCCTTGTAGCTGCTCAAACCCCTAAAGGATTTGCCTACAACCCTGCTGCTCTGCCTTGGTTTCAACGCCAAGGCTTAGTAGTCAATAAGTATCAAGGGCAACCCGGCGATCTGGTCTTCTTTGACTGGAACTCGGATGGCGTTGTAGATCATGTCGAGATCGTAGAAGCGGCAAGCCCTGACGGATTGACTACCATTGGGTTCAACACAGGCAACCCAAATGACTCGGTTCACGAAAGCGGATGCTTTAGAGTCCACCGCCCTTACTTCTATGTAGCCGCCATTGTCAGACCACGCTACCAAGTAGCCCTAAAACCCGCGCAAAAGGGCATTACAAGCAAGAAGGCTACTGCTGCGGTTGGCGCAACGGGAACGGCGGTTGCGGGCGTTACAGGGGCAATTCACGGCGGTTTAATGACCACTACGCCAACGGCTACAACACCTGCCCAGACTGTATTCGTGGCTCCCCCATTTCCCACCGATACCACCGCGTTTAACCTAGGTCAAAAGAGCGATGCTGTTATGGCAGTTGAGAAGGCTCTGCTCAAGGCGGGGTTACTTCCGACTACCTATGTCACGGGAACGATGAACACCCAGACTCAAGCTGCTCTCGTCAAGTACGAGGCAAAGCAAGGTATCAAGGTCACGGGCGCACTTCCTCAGATTATTTACGATGAGCTTAAAGGTTCGCTATGAAGCACTTTAGATTTCACATACTTGATGCCAAGCAGCTCGCAATCGCTATGACTGGCGCATTTAGCACATGGGCGGCAACAGGCTTTCAGCACGACCCAGCGCACCTTGCCTATATCGCCATTGGATTTATTACTGGTGGGTTGGTGTCGCACAACGAGCAAGCAAACCCGAATGTTGTACCCGAATCGCATATCCAAACTCCCTACCTTGCCAATATGGAAGGGTCTGGCGTTCCCGAGCCAATTGGTATTCCTAAAGACCCATACAAGCCAGAAGGCACAGATGTTGCTGAAGTCATCAAGATAAATAGTGGATTGATTAAATGATGTGCTAAGTTTGCGTTCTCGGTCCAGATGGCTGAGGCAATCGCACAAAGAGTCAAAAAAACTTAATAATAAAAACCCCGTAGCCCCTAAAAAGGTTGCGGGGTTTTTTTCGTTTTGTTACGCACTTTATTTCGTTTCATAATGTAAGATTTATTTGACAAAGGGGGCAACATGGACTTAGCAACAGACCTTCAACAGTTGAGGGGCAAGATCGGAGTAGGCGGCAGACCTTGTAGTGTGAAAACCTACATGGACACGCTGACTGGTAAAGACTTAAAGGCATTTCAAGATGCGCTGGAAGATCGCACTATTACCAATGTGGCGCTCTTTAGTTATCTCAAGTCGCACAACATATTGGTGACTTCATCACAACTACAAACCCACCGCGCTAAGCAATGCAGGTGCTACCTATGAGCCTCGCTGACGATCTCAAGAAAATTAAAGAAGAGGCTGACCCGCAGGTCACCGATTTACGCAAAGCCTTACTGAACGCGCAGAAGCAGTTAGCCAAGATCAAAGACCGCGACCAACAGTTAGGCGAGTTGGTACTTCAAGCAGCTTATGATGCAACGCTCTCTATGGGCGCAATCCCGCCAGTACCTAAGCCAAATCTAACGAAGGCTAAGGCTAAGGCAGAGGTAGCTCTCGTTCACGCTACTGACTGGCAAGGCTCCAAGATCACCACCACTTACAACTCTGAGGTGATGAAGAAGCGGGTTATGCAGTTTGCCGAGAAATGCGTGAAGATTACTGAGATTCAGCGCCACGATCACCCCGTTAATGATGTGGTGATTATGTTCGGTGGCGACATGATTGAAGGCCTTTTTAATTATCCCGCACAACTTTGGGAAGTAGATGCCACGCTATTTGAGCAATGGGACATCGTGTCGTTCCTTATGGTGGACTTCGTTCGCTACTTTCTCGCTAATTTTGACAAGGTAACAGTTGTCGCCGAGTGGGGAAATCACGGCAGAATTGGTAGCAAGCGAGATCATGTCCCTAAAGCGGATAACTTTGATCGTATGTGCTATCAGTTCGCCAGAAAGATTCTCGCTGGGGAAAAGCGCCTGACATGGGAAGATTGCCCAGAGGATATTCAGCGCGTTGAGATTGGCAATTATCGAGCGCTCTTAATGCACGGAGATGAAGTAGGTAGATCAGGCTTTGCCTCTCCTAGCGCTTGGCAAGCTGCTGGTAACCGTTGGAAAGCAGGAGCCTATAAGTGGCCGTTCACCGATATTTTTCTAGGGCACTATCACCGTTTTGCTCAAGAACCTCTAAGCGCTCAGGATGGCAACATATTCTGGACTGGTTCAACTGAATCGGACAACAGGTACGCCCGCGATTCTATGGCGGTTAGCGGAATCCCATCACAACGCTTACATTTTATTGACCCGATCAAAGGTCGGACTACGGCTCAATATCAGGTCTTTTTAGATTGATGCTATGATAATGCCTTGGCGGTGCGACTAACACCCCAAGGCTGGCACAAACTAATAAGGAGTTCGTACATGGCTAAACCTAGCAGAATTGCTCATTGCGGCACAAGGTCTGGATACAACAGACATTTAAGATTAAAAAATCAACCATGCGATTTGTGCAAAGAAGCTAATCGCGTATGGGTTGCTCAATGGACTGCTAAAAACCCTGAGCGTATTAAAGAAATTAACGAGAAGGCTCGTACAAAATATCGCTCTCGCCCTGAAATTCAGAAACAACGCAAAATTAAAGGGCGAGAATACTCTTATACGGAAAATGGTCGGGAAGCCAGTATTAGGGCTAAGCATCGGCGTAGGGCGCGCAAAATGAGCGCTCATGCTGAAAAATATACTACTCAGCAAATACTTGACCTTTATGGCGCTATTTGCCATCTATGCTCTTTACCTATTGACCTTAGCCTTCCTCGCAAATGCGGTATTGAAGGATGGGAAATGGGTTTGCAACTTGACCATGTAATTCCCTTGGCTAAAGGTGGAGAGGATAGCCCAGCAAATGTGCGCCCGTCACACGGAATATGTAATAAAAGAAAAGGCGGCTTCTAACACCCGTAAGGGTGGAAATTGAAAATTTTTTTTAGATTTTGGCGCGCAAAGACAAAAACCCCAGAATTTCTCTGGGGTAATGTCCGACTGAAGGGGGAGTAGAATTATAGAGTTTCTTCTTCATCTGGCAAATCGGCTTCAAGGGCAAAGCCAGCTCGCCTTAAGGTTTGTAGTGATTCCTCAAATAGCTTGCCCACGCGATTGCAGTAATCGGTCACTTGGTCGGGGTAGTGGTCGCTTGCTTGGATTTCAACCTCTAGTTCCTCGTACCTGACCATTACGCTTATCATGGGTAAAGAATAGCCTAAAAAGAAACTTACAAAATGTCCTTGCTTTTGCCTTACGCCTTGCCTTACAGTTGAGCCAATGCCAACAGGGGCATACCTGAACGAAGGAACGGCTATGGCTTACAACCTAGACAATTATGAGACAGTAGAAACACGCCTTGAGCGCTTTTGGGAGAAGTACCCAACAGGTCGCACTCAAACACAGGTGCTAGAAAAGACCGAATCATCTATCTTGATGATCGCTTCAATCTATGCAGAACGCAATGACTTAAACCCAATCGCTACCGGTATTGCCGAAGAGATCAAATCAAACTCTGGTGTCAATCGTGATGCATGGGTTGAGAACTGTGAAACCTCTGCGCTAGGTCGCGCACTTGCTAATGGTGGCTTTGCTGCTAAGGGCAAGCGCCCATCACGCGAAGAGATGCAGAAGGTTGAACGCCGTCAGGCAGAGCCAGAAGTTTCACCTGAACTGCTTGCGCTCGCTAAGGAAGCGTACGATCAAATCCCAACCATTGAAACAATCGAGGAACTTAAAGATTTCTACACAGGTGCTAAAGATGCTGGACTTCTTGCAGTAGTCATCAACGGCAAGACTCTCAACGCAGTTATCACCGCCCGCAAAACAGTATTGGAGAAGAAGTAATGACTATCTACGACTCAGTTGATACCGCCAAGCACCCAGTTTCTTATTATGTAATCCGTGACTTTGTGCGCGTGATCTTTTGGGGAACAATTTTCTTTGCACCGCTTTATGTCTTGTATGTGTTGGTGGCGTAATGGCTACACCAGCAGAAGTTGAAGCACGACTCATCTCACTCAGCAAGGAATATGACGAAGCCTATAAAGATTTGGCTACGGCTGATGAGCAATACCTTGTCAGAAAATCTCACTTGGAGATTGCAATGGCAAAATCTCGTATGAAGTACGCCGGACTTTCCTCGCCTACTGGCAAAAACTATACAGTCGGTGAACGCGAGGATAACGCGCTACTTGATAACGCAACCGAACATACTGAACTTGCCTACGCTGAAGCCTCGGTCAAGGCATCAAAGGAGAACGCCAAGCGCATACAGTTGCAGGTGGATATTGCTCGCTCAGTTGCAGCTCTTATTCGCTCGGAGATGCACCAATGACCCACGACTTCCAAGCCGATGAGTGGTATGGCAACTGCGGTGCTTGCAAGGTTGATCTATTTGCGCCAACCAAGACCATGTATGCCCTGCAATATCGCCGTCACACCAAATCCAAGAACTGCTTAGGCGGCTACTAATGGATATCGTCAAAACTTTACAAGTCGCGCTGAAAGAAGCCGACTCACAACGAGATCGCTCGGTGCAGGTTGAGCTAGGTGCTAGTTCGGTTGGGGGTTGTCGCGCTCAGGCTTGGCACATTCTCAACCAGTCGCCTAAGTGCAACACCAACACCGAATCTCTAGCCGCAATTATGGGTACGGCAATCCACAACTCGATCTACGAAGCGCTCAAGTCCTACGATGTCTTTGGCGAGGATTTCTTGCTTGAAGAAGCGTTTGAGGATGAATACTTCAAAGGTCATGTGGATTTCTACTCACGCAATGCTGAAACTGTTTACGACTGGAAAACTGTCACGCTGGCAAAACTTGCCAAAGGCGGTCTGCCTACCAAACAACAGAAAATGCAGGTCAATATCTACGCGAGCCTTATCGCTCAGAAGTATCCTGTCAAGCGAGTGGGTCTTGTATTTATTCCGCGTGATGGCAAGATGAGCGACATTGTTGCGTGGGAAGATGACTACAACCCGAAGCTTGTTGATGAGGCTAGGGCATGGGTAGCAGATGTAAAGGCGATGACTTCCCCACCAGCGCCAGAACGATCAGCCGCTTTCTTTTGTCGAGAATACTGTTCATATTGGGGGAAAACTTGCGCCGGAAAATAACTTGGGAAGAGATCGAGTGGAAGAAGGCTAACTGCCGAGGAATTGCCACAGATTTATTCTTTGAAGAGGATGAAAACTTAGAAGCTATCAAAGTTGATCGGCAGATGATTCGCAAGGTGTGTTTTGCTTGTCCGATTCGCCAAGAGTGTCTGATGTGGGCTTTTGCCGACAAAGATAGGTGGGCGTTTATGGGTGGCACAACTGCTAAAGAACGGCGAATGATTGAAAACGGAAACATTGACAATCCGCGAGTCGGCGGGTTGCGAGATGCTTTTGAGAACGCTGGCATACCCTTTGCTGATGTTATCGAAGCCTCAAAAGTGGAAAGGGTTAGAAGTGACTACACCTACACAGATCGTGGCTAATATCGTGACAAAAGTGCATGAGGAAAAGTGCCGAGATGGTCGAGAGTGCCACCACGAATTAGAACTGCTTCGCATTTGGGAGCAAGATCAAACTTTTATCGAGATGGTAAAGGCTGGCAATAAGGAATATCGCCTAGAGGTCATGGATGCGCTGGAACGAGCAAGGCGCAAACTGGTAAATCCTGAGGAGATAGAGCCTGAGTCGTATGCCGAATGGATTAACTCTATTTTCAATTTGGCAATCAAGTCGGTGGCAACGCTGAAATGACTTGGATTAAATTAGACGACACACTTCCCAACAACCCAAAAATCCTGCCACTAAGCAATAGCGCCTTTCGCCTATACATTGAAGGCTTGTGCTACGCCAACCAGTACCTAACAGATGGCTTTCTGGCTCAAGCGGTAGTCAAGCGCCTTGATGGGGATTCGGCGCACCTAGAGCTGGTTGATGCCGGACTTTGGGACATTGCCGATGGTGGGATGCAGATTCACGACTACTGCGAACACCAGACCAGTCGAGCCGATGTTCAGGCTAAAAAAGATGCTGAACGGGAGCGTGTACGCTCGTACAGAAACCGTACTACGCAAAATGTACGAGTACCAGAAACAGATACAGAAACAGATACAGAAAACAGAATACAGAAGACAGATACATTTGATGAGTTTTGGTCTGTCTATCCAAGAAAGGTCGGAAAGGCAGATGCTCTCAAGGCTTACACCAAAGCGCTTAAGAGTGCCTCGGCAGCTGAAATCCTTGAAGGGGCAACCCGTTACGCCCAAGACCCTAACCGCGAGCCTGAATACACGGCTCACCCGGCGACTTGGCTTAATCGTGGGTCATGGAGTGACGACCCACTACCCCTTAAATCGCCTCAGAATGGCTTTAGAGCCACTTTTAGCGCTCCTACGATACTTCCACCTAAGTTCACGGCTGACGAAGTCCCTAAGGGTGTTCCTATGCCCGAAAGCGTTAGGTCTAGTTTGCGCCGATAAGCGGTTTATGTCACACTTTAACTCGTAAGTCTTACTAATCCTGAGGGGGATAATTGTGAAAACCTTACACATCTGCAAGGCAGAGCAGTTAGAAGTCGGTGATACCTTGGTCATCAATGGTCATCGCTGGCAGGTAATTCAGATCGAAGAGGAGCGCATTGGCAAGGAATTGCGTTTGCGCGACACAATGGGCGCAGGTCGCACCCGTTTTGTGCTTCCTGACGAGATTGTGACGATTGAGCTTTAAGTTCAGCGTGGAAGGCACTCCAATCCAACAAGGCTCAATGAGGCATGTTGGACACGGGCGCATGATTCATAACAAGGCAGTTGAGTTAGCGGCTTGGCGCGCTGATATAGCTAATGCCGCTAAACTCGCTGGTTGTACCCCAATCCTCGACCCGATTGAGATAACTATGCGATTTCGAGTAAAGCGCCCTAAATCCGTCAAGCGCGAGCATCCAACAGTTGCGCCAGACCTTGATAAATACATTCGAGGGGTCAATGACGGGCTAACAGGGGTCGCTTTTGCCGATGATGCTCAGGTCATTAAAATTACCGCCAGCAAGGAATACTCAGACCAGCCGGGCGTAGATATTGAGATCAGCGACAGTTTTGACTGTATTTAGAACATCTGTTCTAATTTTTATTTCTTCAAAATTTTAGCAAAATGGTCTTGATATCTGTAAGGGAAGCGTTACTGTTGTCTTATTGAAGTGAACGGCACTTCAATAGAACGGGAACAAAATGAAGGCTATTAAAAAAGACGGCGAATATCGTTTATACAAAGTCGGCGCTTCTTATGAATTATGGTTTGGCACTTATACCAAGGGTTCATTGATTGGTTATGTATCAGATTCAGAAAATTGGGATTTAGCTTTATTTAATGCAAAAGAAGAAGTTGCTGCTTTGATGAGTGAGGTGGCATAAATGGTTACTATCACAATGACAATCACCGCCGAGGATTTTGACCGCATTGCCGATACCGCGATGCGTTGGGGCAAAGACTGGCTTATCAAACAACACCGCTTTGAGCCAGTAACAACCAACTTCTCCTACAAGATGGCGTACTGGGTAGATCGCTACCTTGAAACTCTTGTCTGCCAGCAATACTTGGCATCACTAGGTTTTCAGTCTGAAACACACTTTGACACCGCAACAGGTTCTTACCTAATGCTGACCGATTACATCTCGCCGGATGGAGCAACGATATGATTTGCGAGAAACACGACTTTGAAGAGGTCAAATGTCACCTCTGCGATTACCACCAAACTTGCCTTGAGTGTGAGTTCAGCAAGTGTGGCGAACCTTGGGGGCCGTTTGACCCATATTCAGTCTTTGGCATCTCTGAGGGATTTGAGGATATCCGATGAGTGACATGGAGAAAGACAAGCCTTGCGAGGATTGCGAGGAAGGCATTTGCCAGCTCATCGCCCACATGGGATTTGCTGACCCAGAGGATTTAGGTTGGGAGCGATAATGTTTATTATTTATTTTGGAATACCGTTAGTCATGTTAATCGCGTTTGCGCTCATTTATTTTGAGGATGGAGATTTATCGTGAAGGTTATGTGCAAAGACCAGCATTGGTCAGTCAAGGATAATCAGTTGGTGCTTGATACCCCAGAGGGTCAAGAGATTCTCAAGCAGGTTATCAATGTTATCCGCGCTCAAACTCGACTAGAAATCTATGAGCAGATTTGCGCGCTACCCGTAACTCAAGACCGCAAGAAGTTGGTCAAGTTGGGCATTGAGAATGTTGCGCTACAAGTTCAAGACCTCTGCGCTCAGATTGCGTTGGGTGAGAAGTGAGAGCCACATCGGCAGCAGCTTATGAGAAGGCTAGACCTAAATTTGGCTCTAACCGCGCTAAGGTTTATCAGTTTATTCTTGACCAGCAAGAACACGGCGCAACCGATCAAGAGCTGCAACAGGCTCTCAAGATATCTGGCGACACCCTTCGCCCAACTCGCCTATCTTTACTCAAGGATGGCTTGATCTACGACTCAGGCAAGACACGCCTGAACGCCAACAACAACGAGTGCATCGTTTGGCTATCAACTGAAATCACACAGACAGGATTGTTCTAATGCCTACATACGAATACAAGTGCTATGACGATAGTTCCTCAATCGAGATGTATCAGACCTTTGAGGATAATTCAGTACCAGATTGCCCACTCTGCCAGAAGCAGATGCAGAAGGTCATTCGCCCAACACCAGCACACTTTCGCGGAAATGGTTGGGGGGCAAAGCCATGAGTTTTCACACAGGTTGGTTTAAGCGCTCTACTGCTTTCGGCATAAGAATTGACCGATGGGGAATTGGCATTGATTTAATTTTATTTTGGGTAGGAATTGAATGGGGTAAAGAATGATTATTGGATTGAGTGGTCGCGCCGGGTCTGGCAAGGATGAAGTCGCCAAGGTTCTCGTTGATCTTTATGGCTACAAGCGTATAGCCTTTGCCGATGCTATTCGTGATGCTCTCTACGAGCTAAACCCTTTGGTGTCAGATCGCATCCGCGTTGCTGATCTTGTAGATGAGTACGGGTGGGATTTTGCTAAAAAGAACTTTGAAGTCCGGCGCTTGCTGCAAGTCTTTGGCACAGAGGTAGGTCGCAAGCAGTTTGGCGAGGATGTTTGGGCCATGAAGGTGCTTGATAGTTTGGATTTCCACGACAAGGTGGTCGTGACAGATGTTCGATTTGGCAACGAGTATTACGGCATCAAGTGGAATCATGGCGAGATTTGGCGTGTTGAGCGCCCTGACATTGACCCAGTAAATGACCACATCTCAGAACACGCGCTAGACAACTGGGAGTTTGATCGTGTTATCAAGAACGCTGGAAGCCTTGACAATCTTGCCGAATTAGTAGCTGAGGCGATGAAATGACACACGATGAATTGCTGGCAAAAATAAACTTGCACAAGCCAAATTACGGGCTATGCAAAGCCTGTACGACTTCAGTAGTTCATGTTGCTTATCCCTGCGCCACTATTCAAGCGATTGAGCGTGAACTAAATGAATGAGCGCAAGATTGCCCGTTGTAAGGGTTGCGGGATGTGGGTGTTTGACACCCTATGCTCAACCTGCCGTACACTAGCAAGTAACCAAAAGAGAAAGGAGCCGAAAATGGCTACCTCAACTAAAGGTAAGGCAACCGCCATCGAAGTATCAAGAGGGGGAGAGATTGGCGCATAATAAAGCTCTCAAAGCGCTCCCTTCTAGTAGCGGCTCTAGCCGTAGGGATTGCGTTCGCAACACCAGCCATAGCCTTTGAGCCTAAACTCTCGCCTATGCAGGAATTTGTGCATCAGCCTCGCGCTTACGCCCAAACCCTGCTAACGCCCAAAGAGTTCAGTTGCTTAGATCGCTTGGTGAAGCTAGAAAGCCATTGGAACGCTAAGGCTAAAAACCCGCACTCCTCGGCTTACGGCATATTCCAATTCCTTAATCAGACTTGGAAAACCTACAACTTCATAAAGACTTCAAACCCAGTAGTTCAGGTGCAGTACGGATTGCGCTACATAAATTCCCGTTATGGGAATAGCTGCAACGCACTCAAGTTTCACTTGAAGCACGGCTATTATTAGCCTATGGGTACAGAGATCATCACCGACTACGAGTCGAGCATGATTCCTGAGATTGCCGAGGCCGTTCACTCGGCGATGGAGAAGGTTGAGCGCTCTGAGGGGAGCGCTCCCTTCTGTTAAGATTTGCAAGTGACCACGATAGTAGGCAAAGAATTTCCGACCAAAGCCGTTATCGGCGCGGATTCGTTAGTCACATCTAACCGCAAGTATGTTCACCCGCAGATGGTGAAAGTCGTAGAGCGCGGTCAATACATAATCGCCGGGGCTGGCTTGAGTTCAGCTTGCGACATCATTCAACATTTATGGTCGCCACCTAACCCGACAGATAAAGATAAAAAAGACTTGTACCACTTCTTTGCTAGTAAAGTTGTGCCGTCAATGAAGCGCGCTTTCAAAGACAATGACTACAAGTGGGATGAGGATAAAGATGATGAAGGCAGTTTTGCATTTCTCATTGCGCTTGGTGGTCAGATATTTGACATTAGCGATGACTTTGCCATTTGCCTTGATATTGATGGTATATATGGTATCGGCTCAGGAAGTTCGCTGGCTATCGGAGCGCTTAAAGCAGGAGCGAGCATGAAGAAGGCATTGGAGATCGCAGCCAATAAAGACCCATACACCGCACCACCCTTTATGTATTACGAACAGGAGAAATGGAAATGATTAAACCTTTAGAAGATAGAGTTGTTGTTGAGCTTGACCCAATCGAGGAAAAGACAACATCAGGAATTATCCTTGTTGATTCAGCCAAAGAACTACCACAAGAGGGAACTGTTGTTGCAGTTGGCCCCGGCAGATACGAAAACGGCGTTCGCATTGCGCTAGATATCGCAGTTGGCGATCGCGTGACATTCCACCAGCACTCAGGCGTACCTATTAAGGTAGATGGTCAGGATTACAAAATCTTTAGTTCAAGAGAAATCTACGGCATTATTGGATAAACAAATCGCCGAAACAGTATTGGCGAGAGCGCGTGGGTTTTGTGAGCGTTGCGGTGTTCCATCGCACGACTTGGCGCTACATCACCGGAAGTTAAAAAGCCGAGGCGGTAAAGATGAGGTTGCTAATCTCGTAGCAGTCTGCCATAAATGCCATAACCTCGGTACACACTCAATTCACTTGCGCCCTAAAGAAGCTACTGAAAAAGGCTGGATGGTTTCGGCATACCAAAACCCAGAGGATGTGCCTGTAAGCATCTTTGGTAAAAATCCTGTAAGGTTGGCGCAAGACGGAACATACATAGAGGGAGAGCAGGATGGCAACAATCACAGTAACGGGCGCAGTTGGTAAAGACCCAGAACTAAAGTTTATTAAAGGCAAGAACGGCGATTTCGCAGTAGCAAACTTTTCACTTGCAGATTCTCAACGCTTTAACAAAGGCGGCGAATGGCAAGACGGTCTAACTATTTGGTACAGCGTATCAGTAACAGGTCGTCAAGCAGAAGTTGTTGCTGATGCAGTTACTAAGGGTCAGAAGTTAGAAGTAACTGGCGATCTAGTAATCACCGAATACGATGCTAAAGATGGCACACGCAAGATTGCTTATGAGATCAAGGCAACAAAGATCACCGAGCCACTTAAAGCGCAACAACGCCAAAAGGCAGCAATTCAAGATGAGCCTTCATGGGGTAGTTCATGGAACTCATGACCTCTAAAGAAGTTCAAGAACACCTTGGCATCAAAGCCAATCACCTCTACCAGTTGCAGTATCGCAAGATTCTTGTATGGGTAAAGCGTGAAGGTAAGAAGGTTTTTTACAACCGCGAGGATGTTGAGGCGGTAAAGGCAGCTCGTCAAAAGTGAAGTGTGTAAATTGTCGGCGATCATCTCAGTATTCTGTTTGTGATAGTTGCTGGCAATTTGCCATGTCTGAAGTTGTTAAGTTTCCAACACGATACAAAGAACTTGAGTCAGAGTTGCTACCAAGCAAAGGCACTCAAGGCGAGCGCGTATCAGGTAGCGGGGAATCCTCGCCAATACCAGTACGCCTAGAAACGCTACACCTACGATCTGGGGGGATTTCCGTGCCACTTATGGAGCATGAACAAAAGATGCGCGAGATTCGCCACGAAATGAAAATCACTTGGCATGGCGAGCGCCGGATGGATGAACTTGCCCGAATCATCTTGACCACGCAATACATCTCTAAGCGCTCTGAGTGGATTCGATCAGAGTACCCAGAAGCAGATAAGCTTGTTGTCACAATCATTACCACGACCAACAAGATCAAAATGGTCTTAGGTCATAAGTCAGAGGATATAGTCTTGGGTAAGTGTCCTTCGGTAAACGAAGAAGGCAAACCTTGCGGGGCATCTCTTCGCGTTAATCCCAATCAACTTGAACGCTTGCTAGAAGTCAAATGTCGTGCTTGCGATACAATTTGGTCAAGCGATAAATGGCGTTTGTTGGGAAAGGTTCTTCAAGGATGACTGATGTACTTGATCGGTTTTTTAACAAAGTTCAAAAAACAAATTCTTGTTGGTTGTGGACAGGTTCTATTGAGGCAAATGGATATGGTCGTTTTAGAGCGCCAAATAAGGTAAGCGCTCATAGATTTTCTTATGAAACATTTGTTGGTCATATTTCATCGGGTTTGGTTATAGATCATTTATGCCGTGTTAGAAACTGCGTAAACCCCGAACACCTTGAAGCGGTCACGCATCTTGAAAATGTAAGACGAGGCAATTCAGGGTTAAATCAAAAGCTAAAAACACATTGCCCGCAAAACCACGAATACAACGAAGCCAATACTTACTTTGCAGTAAGAAGTAACGGCAACAAAAGCAGACATTGCCGAGTTTGTAATAGAAATCGCGCTAAAATTGCCTAAGATTTCAATAGTCCAAGCCTCAATGCTTTACTCGGTCACCAACCGAACTGTCATGCGCTGGATTAAGGAAGATCGCATTGAAGCTGACAACGACCTTTACGATCTTGATACCTTACAGAAGGCTTACGACAAGCGCAGAGCGCTCAAGCACATGAAGCGATTTGTTTGATTTGCAATGATGTGCTATTATGTATTTAGAGTGGAATTCTCTACACCCGTGAAGGCTCAACGAAAGCGAGCCTACTTGTGGTCATAGTGTCTGGCAAAGTCACAATCGCCGAGCTTGATGAAGCTATCGGTTACCTTAACGATCGCCTCAAAATTGACCAGTACGGAAACCGCATGGATTGGCGCAAACGCCAAACGATTCAAGAGGCAATAGATGACCTCTTAGACGAACGCTTAAATCTTTCATCGGGGGGCAACCGTGAAAATACAGATCACAGAACTA